TGTCCGCGGTGTCCTGGCACAAAATACCGGTGAAGGACGACGTCGGGATGCCCTGCCGGAACATGACCTCGTTGCCGCTGCGGTATCTGTTTTTCATGGCTGCGGCGAAATCCGTGGCCGCCATGCGGCCGGCCAGTTCCGCCGGGTCTGATGTGCCATAGTTGTCGTGGTCGTATGCGTACCAATCCGTCCGGCCCAACTCCGCACCGTCCACGATGATCCGATAAGGGCCGCCGCAGAAGCTGTCGTTGAATGGCCGCTTGCTCCCGCTGACGCCCAGGCGGGTGAATACGTTATCGGCGCCGCCGGTTCCCATGTCCGCCTCCGGGCTGGCCCCGGTCATTTTGATTCCCGTGAAACAACGGTTGTTTGTGGACTTCATGCCGCCGGACTTGACGATCCCGACGACGCGGTCGGAGCGCCTGACGCCGGCCCAGACATAATCGGCGCCGGCTTTCTTCATGGCTGCGGCCTGTTCCGGGTCGTAATAGGTGGCGTACCCGTCGCAAACCTTTCGCAACTCCACGCCGGCGATCCGGCTGTCGCTGATGCCGATGTCCCGCAGTATATCGTCCATTTTATCGGTCAGGGCGGTTCCTGTCAATCCGTCCAGTTCGCTGACCCTGGCCGGGGCGTTCTGCCAAATGAGGCGGCTTTTGACCATGTTCCGCTCCGCCTCCGCTGTGGGCGTGGCCAGCAGGTCATCCAACCCCACGCCCTTCAACGTCCGGGACATTTCCGCGGCGTCCATGGCGCCGTCGGCGCTGACCGGGACGCGGGCCCGGAAAAACCCTTGCCAGCTGCGCTGCTGTTCGCTGCCGTTGTGGACGTACAACTCGAAGGTGTTCTGCCCGTCCGTGACCTTGCGCGTCCTGATCTCCACGCTGCCCTTCAGGTCGATGGTGGACTTGGAGAACAACGCGAAATTTGGGTCGCTCTCCTCAAAATCCAGCCGGTCGATGGTGCTGCGGGACTTGATGGCGTTCCAGGTCTCCGACCACTTTTTTTCTGTCAGCTTGCCGCTGATCTCGTAATACTCCGTCCCGTCGATGTTCATGCGCCTGGCAGTCAGGTTCAAACCCTCGACGGCGCCGCGGTCGGATGCGACCGGGATGCCTGACTTGGTGGCCGGGACTTTGGAGAGGTCTGCAAAGACGTCGCTGGCCGCCGTCACGCCTTTCGGCATGGTCGTCGTGGCCGGGGTGGTGGCCGCCGCCTTTCTGGCCGCCGCATTGGCCGCCAGCCGGGTCTTGACCTGGTTGGACATGGCCGCCGCCTGCGTCGGGTCTGTGATGGCCGTGACCAGCTGCGTCTTGTTCATGTTGTTGTAATAGGCGATCCCCTTGTTTTTGGCGATGGCCTTTAGGTCTGCGATGCTCATGCCCTGCACCGATGCGGCCGTCTGCTGGATGGCCGCCAGGGGCTGCTGTGCCACGGCTGCGGCTTCGTCCGCCCAGACGAATTGGACGGTCTTGCCCGTCCGCTCCGTGAGCAGTTCGCTGTAAAATGTCCGGTACGTCTCCCGCAGGGTGCTCTTGCGCTCGACGATGGTGTCCAGCAGATCCTCCGCGGCCTGACCTTTGCCGCAGAGGCTTTCCGCGTAATCCCGGAAAATCTCCCGGTATTCGGTGTCTGAAATGCTCTCCGCCCGCTTGATGTACGTTAGGGTGTCCTGCAAATCCAGGTCGATCTCACCCTTGGCGAAACGCCGGTAAACGGTGTTATAAATGGGCTCCGTCTCTTTGTAGACGCTGTTGGGGTGGTACGTGTACGACATTTTCCCGCTGGCCGCGTCCTTGATGTACCGGAAGGATTGCTCCTTGTCGATGCCGATGATCCGGCCGGAGGTGTCGGTGATGAAATTCTCCCCGTGGGCGTCGAAATTGCCCAGCAGCCAGTCGGTGACATGCTCCCGCTGTATCTGGGCGGTCACGTCGGCCCCCAGGTCGGTGGCGCTGCCAAACTGCCACGCCTCCAGGTCGATGCCTCCGGCGCTCTCGACCTTTTTCTGAAATGCGCCGAAGGTGCCGTTCAAATCCCCAACGCCGACCTCCACGGCCGTGTCGGGGTCGATGATGGTCTGCACCTTGTAGCCGGCTTCCTGGACGTATGCCCGGAATGGCTCCGCCTTGCCGCCGCCCTTGATCTCCGCGGGCTTAAAATACCACTCGTTCCCGTCGGCGTCGCTCCAACTCTCCATGTGGCCGGTGTTGCCCAGGGAAAGGGTCTTGTTGTACGTCATGCCGTTGGGGATTCCAATGGACGACGGGATGGCGGCCTGTGACGTGCCTGCGGCCGCCGTGGCGGCGTTTTGCGCTGCACCCTGGGCAGTTTGACCCGCCCACGCTTGGAGGCCGTTCTGGGCCGTCTGCGCGGCCTGTGTCGGCATGAACACGGGGGCGGTGGTCTCCTCGAAATGGGTGGCGCACCGGCAGCGGGGGTGGAATGGGGGGATCATGGTCTGGCCGGCAAAGAGGGCCTTGCCCTGGAAGGGCTGATCTATGGCGATCTCCTTGCCCTCCAACGCCGAACAAACCGAGCAGACGTCATCGTCCACGGCGGTATCGACGACCAGGTGGCCGTCTCCCATGTACCCGGCGGCCTGGGCCTGCCGGATGTACTCGGTGTAGCCGAAATTGTACGCGAAGGCGTTCTCGGTGGTGGCGATGGTATACGCGCGGTAGCGGTGCTGTTTGGCTGCGTACTTCATGGCCGCCTCCTTGGCCCGCTTCTCCGCCGTCTCCTTCTTCATGTTGGGGTTGTTGGTCAGCAGGTTGTCCCTGACCGACGTGTAATATTTCAGGTTCGCGGTGGCCTGCGGCTTCGTGAGCCCGATCAATGGCCGGATGGCCCGGGAGAGTTCGTCAACGGTGTACTGTCCGGTGGTTCCGGCGCCGATCAACGCCTGGATGGCGGCGCGGTTGTCGTCGTCGATGGCGGTGATCCATTCGGCGCCGTGGGTCTTGACCCAGGACGTGACCCCGTCGGCCATGGCGTCGAATACCCAGCCGCCGGTCGCCTGGGCCTGGATGGCGGCCGCGCCGGCCGCTGCGGCCTGCTGCCAGATGGGTTCCAAATGCACCGAGACGAAATTGGCGTAGTCATGCTGCCACGCCTGGAGGGTCGCTTCGTCCATGTAGCCGTTTTGGATGGCCTCCCGGAGCTCCTTGTACGTGATGGCGTTCTGCTGGTTCGTCCAGGTGTTCTGTAAAAAATACATGGGCTGGGCGGTGTTGGCGTTGAGGTAGTCGTTCAACTTCTTCAGCGCGTCCTTGCCTGCGGCCGATTTCTTGGCCTTGCGGATGAATGCGGCCCGGACGGTGGCGCCGCGGGCTGCTTTCTTGATGGTAAACATGGCTCATTCCCTCCACAGGGCCGCCTTTGCCTTTTTGACGGCGTCGGGGTCGTCCTCCAGGGCGTTGTCGTCGTCCAGGTTGTCCATTTTCCCGTCCTTGGGCGCCGTGGGCTCCGGGGGCGGGTCGGTGCCCTCCTCCGTCCCTCTGGGCTGCCTGACCCGGCCGGGGTTTCGGTCTGCGCCGGCCATGGGGGTGTAATCGGTGAGCCGCTCCGGCAGGCCGGATGTCTCACGGAGATAATCCTCGATCTGTTCGTCGGGGACGATGAGCCCGGACGCCGACATTTTGCTGAGAAAATCGCCCAACGGGCCCAGGTCGGTGTCCTCGACGTCGCCGTGGGTCAATGTGGGGTAGTCGGTGATCCCGGCGAAATGGTCGCCGTTCATGGCCAGCAGCTGCGGGATGGCCTTGCCGTTGAAAACCTCGCAGATGATGTCCAAATACGCACAAATGGACATGGCGAACAAATGGGTCTTGTTGCTGGACAGGGCGAAACTGCCGACTTCCTGGTGGCCCAGGAGGATGAAATCGGCCAGGACGGTCATGGCGATGCGGGTGTCGTATCGCTCGATGATCTTGTTGGTGTCGAATTGCCGGTCGCCGCCGGTGCTCAACAGTTCCAACTTCCACCCGGACGGCATGACGATCCCCTCCAGGCTGTCCCGCCTGATGTTGGAAACGATGCTTTCCGCGTTGGCGCGGATCGTGTTCATTTCCGGGTCGTCGGTGTCCCAGATGTTCATGCCCTCCGGCGCGGTCAACGTGGGAAAACCGGCCAGGTCGCGCTCGATGCCGATGCCCTCGATCTCTTGGATGCGGCGCTTGAAATACCAGGGCCGGTATGCGTTGCGGAGGATGCTGCGCCCCTCTGGGTTGCCCTTGCGGCTCTTGGTACGGAAAAATAGCAATTTGTCCGCCGGGATGGTGATGAGCTCATAATCCGGGGGCGGCATTTGGGTCAATGCGGTCAGGTTGTCGTTGTCGTCATACTCCCATTGGTAAAGGGTTTCCTGGGCGCGGATGGGTAACTTTTGCCACGCGACCAGGCCGTCGCTGTATTTGCTGTTCAGCTGGGGGTTCCGGCTCAAACCGCAGCGGCGCTTGTATACGATTTCGTGGGCGCTCCATCCATACGTCAAAAATGAGAGGATTTCGCTGATCGTGTCCGTCCACGTGTCCGTCATGTCGTCCATGCACTCCAGGACGAAATCCGCGGCCGCCTGGTCGGCGTCCGTGGGCCCGCCCGGCTGCACGTCCCAATCCACTTGTCGGATCAGCAGCTCGACGGCATAAATGATGGCGCCCACGACGTCATCGTTGTCGGCCATTTCGCGGTAGACTTCCATGCCGCGCTTGCCCTGCAACTCCCGAAGGAATTCTTCGTAAAACGCGCCGCCCCAGCGACGCTGGCCCAATCGGCCAAGTTCGCGCATACCGTAATTGTTCGGCATTCCCTTAGCTTCCTCCTTCTTGTGGATTTATCGGCGCGTCCAATAACTTTGTTTCGCCAGCCCCGGTTCTCCCTTGGGCGGGCCTGTGACGGTGGGCTTGTCCATGAGGTACAAAATGCCCTGGACAAGCGCGTCGATGTCGTCCTTGTAAACGCCTTTCGGGAACATGAGCAGATCCTGGATCAAATCATGTACCCACGGGTGGGTCTCCGGCTCCGGTAGGAAAATGTTCCCCGCCTCGAAATACGGGGTCACGGACAGGGCCCGCTCCTCCTTGCTTCCTTTGGGGTTAAATTCCACCATGCCGGGGATTTTCTTTTTCAGCAGGTCAACGATGGCCGGGCCGTTGGCTTTGTTCTCGATGACCTTGCTGCGGGCCTTGGGCCATTTGCCGGTCATCGTGCGGACGGCTGCCACGCTCTCGGTGAAGGTCATCTTCTCGTTGACCAGGTCGAAAACGTAAATGTCGGCGCCGCTGCGGCCCATGATGTACCCGGCGACCTTGGCCGACCCCTCGCTTTTGGTGAAGGCCATGTCCCACGACTGGATCAGCATTTGCTGGTGTGGGGCCGCGTTGGTGTTGAAAAAATTCTTCAACCACTCGCGTTTGAAAATGACGCCCTCCGCCGGCGCCGGTGTCTGCTGATACTGCCCGGCGTACTGCAAAGAGCCCATGCTCTTTTTTAGGCCCTCCAAAACGGTCTTGTCGAAACGCTGCGGGTTGAGGACGTCGCCCTCCTCCCGGACGATCTCCCGGCCGCTGATGGGGAAATAAACGGTCGTCCGCTCCGGCGCCTCCGCCGGAAGGCACAAATGGGTGTAGCCCAAATCCTCCGCCAGAATGTGGCCGGTCAAATCCTTTTCGTGAAGCCGCTGCATGACCACGATGAAAACGCCGGTCTTGGGGTTGTTCAATCGGGACTGTAGGGTGTTCTTGAAAAAATTGATCGTGCCCTCCCGCTCCGTGTCGCTGTTGGCCTGGAGGGGGTTCTGCGGGTCGTCCAGGATGATGACGTCGCCGCCCTCACCGGTTAAGGCGCCGCCGACGGACGTGGAAAACATCATCCCTTGGTGGTTGTTCTTGAATTCGTTTTGCCGGTTCACGTCGTCCTTTAGCGTGAAACGGTCGCCCCAGGTTTTCTGATACCACGGTGACATGATGATGTCACGGGAAAGGACGTTGTGCTTTCGGCTCAAACTGTCGGAATAA